TGCTTATCAGCCTGACCAGCGGCAAACTCCTGCTGGCGCATACCAAACTCTTGCTGGGCTTGCGCTGCTCTTTGCTGGGCCATTGCATTGGCCTGCATTTTCTCTTGGCCTTGCGAGTAGCCCTCAAAGAAATTTGTCGGGCCACCTTGGTCAAGAAGTCCAAAATTAAGTGCCATGATTTGTCCTTAACTGTAATAGCCATAGGGTAGGTAAGGGTCATACCCACCAGAAGGCATATACGTTGATGCTGAAGATGCAGGTTGCCTAGCGCCAAACATATTGTTAAAGCCAGTTTGGAGACTACCAAATCCACCAGACCCAAACGCTTTTCCTATTTCGCCGTAGGACGATTGTCTAGCGCGTTCTCCGGCTAAATAAGCGTTGCCAGCGTCATATCCTTGGTTCCCGTAATTTCTTGCTGCTGCGGTTCCATATGAGCCAAGTGCGCCGGACGTATCGGCGGTCATAGTTTGACCGGCTGTACCAACCCGCCCAGTTGCAGTCTGCCCTACACCCGCAAGACTAGCAAGCCGGTTGTAGCCAGTAGCAGACTGAGCCGCCTTAGCGTTATATTCATCTAACGCACGTTGGTAATATTCTCTCTCACCTAAAGATGCAGCGTTTCTGTTGTAATCTGAAATTGCTTTTAACGCACCGCCAGAAAACATTCTGCCTTGTGCTGCAAGTTGTGCCCGCACATTTTTATTACCCGCCTCAGTTAAAAACGCATTTGCCGCGCTTTGTGTATATTTTGATGGGTCATATGAAAACGCCGCCGGTTGTGCAAACGCGCCAGCTTGAATCTGCGCTAATGCGTTTGTTCCCGCCTGTCGAAACGGCTGTTGCAATTCAATTTCTCTATTAAATTGTTCTCTGGCTAAAGCAATTTGCTGGTCTGAAATTTCTTTTTGGACTTGAGCGGCGCGGTCGCCCCCTGCTGCGGCTATTTCTGCCGCCTGACGCGCAGCGCCTGTTTGCCCACCGCCTGTAGCCTCATCAAGACCGCCGCCAAGAGCAGCGCCAGCCATTGCACCAGCCGGGCCACCAAGAAAGAAGCCTGCTGCACCGCCTAATAGTTGACCCCAACCCATAATCGTTCTCCTTGTTACCTATCCTAAGTCGCAGGAGTTTGCGCTGTAAGCAAACCGTTTGTAAAAGTCATGCTGCCGTCTGCGCCGAGTGCAGTCAGTTTAGCAGTCACAATGGTGGCGCTAACCCCAGCCGTGGAAGTGCCTGTCCCGCCGTTGGCTATTGGCAGGATACCAGACACATTGGTTGTCAGGCTGGCAAAAGTCGTAGATGTTGTACCCGTCCCACCGTTGGCTATGGGCAAGGTTCCACTGACATCAGCAGTCAGAGACACCGCCCCAAAGGTTGGCGCACCAGCAGCATTGCCATGCAAAACCGTGGTAGTAGTGCCTAAACTGCCCAGCACCGTAGGCGCAGCCCCAGCACCACCACCTAGCACTATCCTGCTTGCCGTCAACACGCCAGAAGACGCCCAGGCCGTGCCACTGGAAAAGTACGGTATACCGCCACTGGTTCCTGCAACAGTAAACGCTGGTGTGGTGGTTGGAGTGGCAACAGACACAATGCCGCCCGTCCAGCTTACCGATGTAACCGTACCCACAAACGCATCGTTGCTGGTGATTGTGAAATTGGGGTAAGTCCCTGTCACAACCGTCGTGCCTGCGCCCGTCAGCACCACAGTCAAGTCCGGCAGGCTGTTGGTAACGGTTATCGTCCCCGCTCCGTTGGTCACAGTGATGCCTGTGCCAGCAGTTAGAGTGTTGAGCGAATAGCCCGTGCCGTTGCCAATCAGCAACTGTCCATTGGTCGGAATTGTGCCTAGGCCCGTGCCGCCGTTGATGACCGGCGTGATGCCGAGGCCGGAGCCGGTAATGGTATAGACGTTGTTAAGCCAACGAAACCATTGGGTCGTAATCTGCCCGTCTTGGGTAAAAGCAACCCGAGGCGCAGGGATTTGGGTAATGTCTGCCATATCAACTTGACGTTGGACTCAGCACCAACTCAGCGCCCATGATGGCAATCTTTACCGGGTCAGTGCCGCTGACCTCGTAGACCCGATCTCTGGATGAGCCAAGCCGCCGCCAGAACGTGCGGTAGCCGTACTCACCAATCTTGCCCATGCTAGTCCAATGCTCACTTGACCAAGTGTGACCGCTATCGTCGCTCCAGCGCAGCATAACCTGCGGGTCGTAGCCTGGTGTGGCTAGGAATGATTCGGTGACAATATCCGCGCCGTCAATGTCTGGGCCGGTGTAGGCAAAAGTCACCAAGTTCTCACCCGGCAAGCCCAAAGACGGTTCAGTGATGATTTCAAGGCCCGACTCGGTTGCCAGATATTCCCAATCAAACTCAGCAATCAGTTGGTAGCTTGGCCCTGCTGGTGGGACGTTTGCCGACTCAGTAAGGATGCCGTCAGCCGTTTGCTCTGGCGCAATGCCTAGCCCTACGCCTGTTTCAGCGTCAAGTTGCAAGGTGTGGTGGGCCGTGCGTTTGAGATTGTTCTGGCCTGACGGCAACGCCCTCCATGAGCGTAGCCACTTTTGGATGCCGCCGTTGTCTGCGTACACATCCAAGTCAAAGGCATAGATGTTGCCGTTAACGTAATCACCAACCAAAATCTCACTGTTGAACGCTATCTGGCAGTTTGACCTGTGGCGCATGAACAGGCCGTTGTCAAACCCAGCCCGTTCGTGCCACGCCTGCGTAGACACATCGTAGACCCAAGTAGCATTGCCAGTGGGGAATGTCAGCACATAAAAAGCATGGCCTTCTTGCTGGTAGGTGTAGGCAATGGCGTCAGAAATGTCGCCGTACTGGGCAATGGCAAACTCAATGGCGTGGGTGCTAACCCGAGTGCCGGTGTAGCCATTGGCCCGGTAGACGATGCCTTGGCCTCGCGCATCTGCGCCTAGCCAGAAGATGCCGTTGTCCAGCTTGGCAACAGAGAAGGTTGCAGCGCAGCCAATCTCATTGAAAGCGCCCTGGATGCGGGTCATAGGGAAGTCGGCAGCGCCAGAGTCGTACCAGACCTCGACTGAGTTAGTGCCAAACAGCCAAATCTGCCCGTGGTCAATAATCATGCTGACCAAACCGTCAGGCGAACCTTCGGCACTGGCAAAATCAAGCGGGTCAACTGATGACCCATCCAACAGTTGCGTTACCCAGAATATTTGGCTGTTTGGCTGAATAAAAACAAAGTAGCCATCCAAGTAGCCAACGATTAACGCGCCAGCAAAGTCAACGTCTGTAATCTGGGCAAACACCAAGGTGCTGCTGTTGTAGATGTAACCCGGCCCGTTGGCTGCAATGAACAACTGAGTGCCGTTGTCGCTCATGCTGACCGGCCCAGTGCCTGCTACCGTGCCACGCAAGGTGGCTACATAGGCCGTAGTGAGGCTGTAGAGTTCAGTGCCACTAACCACATAGCCAACGCCGTTAAACGTCCACAAGCCCCGTATTGGCCCTGTCCCAACCGTCACCAGCAAGTCAAGCCCAGGCGCTCGGTTCAAAAACCCGCCTGTCTCTCCTCCGTCTGGAACGATTTCTGGAAACAGGTTGACCATCCTGTTGTCCGCAGCATTAACGCTCCGGGCAACATAGGCCGAACCAAGGATGGGCGACTTCATTACGCAGCAACAGCTTTGATGACGGCAAAGTTGAAGACCGGCGTTTCAGTGGTTGTGCCGCCGGTGGTGCGGAATGTTAGGTTAAAACTTCCTGCCGCCACTGCTGTAACCATTAAGTCGTACAGATCAGTACCTGACTTTTGGTTTAAGATGATGACATCTGTTGCCGCCACGGTGCTGTTGGTCACTGTAAAGGTTGCCGCAGTCGTTGTGCCTGCTGCGCTGAACATGGTGATTGCACCAGATGTTTTGTTTAGCGTCACGCCTGTGGTACGGCTGGTCAACTGCGTAACCGCCCCACCAGCGCCTGTTGCGTAGCCTACGCCTGCCGTGCCAGATGAAGTGATTGCAGCAGTTACTGCTAGGCTAGTCCCGGTGGCTGCACCAAGCACTGGTGTCACCATGACCATGCTGGTGCTGGTACAGGCGCTAATGTTGCCACTGGCAACCGTCCCCAGCGCAGGCGTCACCAATGCAGGGCTGGTGAACAGCAGGGTCTTGCTGATGCTCTTGGTTGTGCCAGCTTGGACAAACGGAACAATGTCAGCAGCGTTGATGACGGTAGCAACGGGCAGACCAGAGATGGCAACGGTAGTCATAATTAAAAATTCCCAGCGTAGATGTTGTAGCGTTGACGATTGGCAACTATGCCGTAAGGCATCGCCATCACATCGTCAGGGTTGTTGATGCGCTTGATGTTGCGCTTGGAGGTCATAGCAATCCGCTGCACTTGTGGGCTTGGCTCGACGCCAAACTCAGCGGCAATC